TGTTTACCAATACTTACAAAAAGAAGAGACAGACTCTTGAAATCCCACAATGATTATCTGGCTCGTGGGTTCGTTTTTCTTTATGATGATTGCACTAATCCTGCTAAATCAAAGAAACACATGGACGTGTATCTAAAAAAACTAGGTTTCTTAGCTTTAGCTAAACCCTTAACCAAAAGTCATCTATAAAATTAACTCTTCCTAATTCCATATCCAGCAATTAAAAGGGCATCTAATACTCCCTCATGATACTTACCAGTCTTCGACTTTGGTATGCGTTCGCTTAAATGTGCGAACAAGCGCTCAAACGCAATGACCGATCTGATCTTAGGCTTGATATCAGCTGATACCCCTTCATGCATGATCTTTGTCCACTTAGATGGCTCAATATACGTCACTGGTATGCCGCTTAAGCCAATGGCTATCTCAATAGCAGCAAATCCCCTGCCATAATTAAACGCGCTCTTAGTACCCATCCCAAAGCTCACAGCTCTTTCAAGATATATGTGGTCTGGCTGATAATCATGTAGTATCTGAAGAACTCCTTTAAAACTGATCTCTTTATTTTCTAAAGGCATTAACGAGTATTCTAATAACTCATTATCTTCCATCAACACAAACGCTCCACTTAAACCAGGGTCAACTCCTAAAACAGTTTTCATATAATACAACTGTAATACAATGTGTGCTAATGTTTTACCAATTGCGCACCGATGCATATATAATTTTGACTCAAACTTGATTTTTACATCATGACTATGCTCATTATAGATGTAGATGCCAAGGACCAGTCCAACTCAGTTATCTGGTCCTCAGAGATCAAGGACCGCGCTTTATGTCAGATAATTTACCCAAAAACGCTAAGAGTTATTTTAAACCAGGACATGACCCAAGAAGAAACACTGTTGGCCGTCCTGTCGATGAGAAGCTGGCACTCATTCGAGGTGAATCAAGATTAAAGCTCATGGAAATACTTGCCAAGGTTATGAGTAGTTCTGTTGAAGATATTGAAAACTTTGTGAACAACAAACAAATGACAGTCGCAGAGAGCGCAGCCATGCACTACATGTTGCAGATGGTGAGTAAAGATACGTCTCCTGCACACATGCAAACACTATTTAAAATATTAGGATTAAAATTTGAAGAGCCTGTTATTAATCAGGTCAACGTTAATTTAAGTTTAGAAGAACTTGTGTCAGCGGCTAATTCGACTGAAGAAATAAGACATGACAACGTAATTGAAGGTAAGACTACGATATTGAGAAAGAAAAGAGATGGCTGACCTGCTACATGGTGACTGTTTGGAAATTATGCAAACATTAGAAGATGAATCAATCGATATGGTTTTAACAGATCCTCCATATGGAACTACGGCCTGTAAATGGGATTCAGTTATTCCGTTTGCCCCCATGTGGGCACATCTAAAAAGAATTATAAAACCCGATGGGGCTATTTGTTTATTCGGAACGGAGCCATTTAGCTCTGCGCTTCGAATGAGCAATATTAAAATGTTTAAATACGATTGGATTTGGGATACAGGAAACAAAGTTACAAACTGGCTTAATGCAAAGAAACAGCCAATGAGAAGGCATGAGGTTGTGTCTGTTTTCTATGATAAACAAACCATGTTTTCTCAAATCAAAAGAGAAGGAAGCTACACCACAAGAAAGACAAAAGTTATCCAGCACGAAACACACGGGAAAGTTACGGGTGTTGATTTCGGTAGAAAAGTAGATGGGCTATCTCCTTGTTCTGTTCTTAGGTTTGATGGGAAGTTTTCAGGAAAGGTTCACCCGACTCAAAAGCCTGTTCCCCTGTTAGAATACCTAATCAAAACTTACACGGTCGAAGGAGATATATGCCTAGACTTCACAATGGGAAGTGGCTCTACGGGTGTTGCTTGTCAAAATTTAAACCGTAAATTCATCGACATCGAGAAAGACGAAAAATATTTTAAAATTGCAGAAGAGAGGATATATGGACTGGCAAAAGAACTTTAAACCAAATGATGAGATACAAGTACCACACCCACTTAAAACATATCCACCGTTTAGACTTTGTTTTTGTGGTGGTGAAGATAAGAAGATGGCAAGTGAGTGCTGTTTGCCTAGAGTAACTGAGACGTGTTCTTTAACTATCGCTAGAGAGCTAGAGGCATATATAAAAGCAGTAATGGATGAGAGCGCAAATCATGTAGAGGCTGCTGAGATTAGGACCGAGGATGCAGAGCCGAAGCCAAGCGATATCTAATATAAGAAGATGGAAGAGTGATCCTGTTTCATTTGTCAGAGAAGTTTTTAAGTGTGATCCTGATGGCTGGCAGTGTGATGTTCTTCGAGCGTTTCCAGTTAACCAGCGCATTGCCATGCAGGCGTCTAAGGGAGTCGGCAAGTCTACGGTAGAGGCGTGGTGTATATGGAACTTTCTAATGACTCGTCCACATCCAAAAATTGCTGTTACTTCTATTAGTGCTGATAACTTATCAGATGGTTTATGGTCTGAGTTAAGTAAGTGGGCAATTAAGAGTGACTTAATAAAAGCAATGTTCACTGTTACTAAAACAAAGATATTTGCAAAAGAAAATCCTGAAACATGGTTTTGCTCAGCACGTAGCTGGAGTAAAAGTGCAGACACATCTCAGCAGGCTAATACTCTGGCAGGACTTCATGCTGATTATATTTTATTTGTTATTGATGAAGTTGGTGGTGTTCCAGATAGTTTAATGGCAGCGGCTGAAGCAGCACTCGCATCTGGAATAGAGTCTAAGTTACTAATTGGTGGCAACCCAACTCATTTAGAAGGACCGCTTTATAGGGCTGCAACTAGCGAGAGACACTTGTGGAAGGTGGTCAGTATTAGTTCTGATCCAGATGATCCTAATAGAAGTGCGCGAGTAAGTATTAAATGGGCTAAAGAACAGATAGATAAATATGGTAAAGAAAATAACTGGGTAAGAGTAAACGTGTTTGGGCAATTTCCAACAACAAGTATGAACACGCTACTTGGACCTGATGAAGTAGCAGCGGCTATGAATAGAAACCCAGATCATGATCAATATGCATTCGCACAAAAAAGATTGGGTGTTGATGTAAGTAGGTATGGAGATGATTCAACTGTAATATTTCCGAGACAAGGTCTCATGTCGTATGCACCAATTGAAATGAGAAACGTAGCCACTAACGATATAGCCGCCAGAATAATGGCTAAAAAAGCAGAGTGGGGAAGTGAAGTAGAGTTTGTTGATGACACTGGAGGATATGGAGCTGGAGTAATTGATTCACTTATTCAAGCAGGACAGAAGCCATTTGGAATACATTTCTCTGGTCGTCCAAGTGATCCGAGATATCTAAACAAGAGAGCAGAGATGTGGTTTTTAATGGCTGAGTGGATAAAGCGTGGTGGATCATTACCGAATATTCCTCAATTAGCTAGAGAGCTTACGACACCAACATATACATTTCAAAACGGTAAGTTCAAAATAGAAGAGAAGGATCAAATTAAAGAGAGATTAGGACATAGTCCTGATTTTGCAGATGCACTTGCTCTCACGTTTTCTTTGCCAGAAATGCCAACACGAGCGGGAATTTATCAACACATACATAACAACAACAGAAGAAAAATCAAAACAGATTACAATCCATTTGACTAAATGACACGTCAAATAAAAGTCATTTTAGCAAAAGAGTTGAATTATTTTTGAATGTTAACGATATTAGAAGTACATGAGTAAGGGGATGGAGATCGATTTAAGTAAGATTTTATTTGCAGTTGAGCCGCTCATTAACATCAAAACAGAAATCCCAGAATTATATAAATTACATTATGAAGAGATAGAGTGGATAAAGAGCGCTCCTGTAGAACCTGATTGGATTAAGTACGAGATCATTGAAAATAATGGTTCACTAGTAATTTTTACGGCAAGAGAAGAAACTAAACTCATTGGTTACAACGTATTCTTTTTATCAAATGACTTACATTACTCAGGCGTTAAATCAGCAACACAAGATGTTCTATTTATTAATCCTATTTATCGTGGTTTTGGTAAGGGGTTTATTAGTTGGTGTGACATGCAGCTAAAGCAGTTAGAGGTGAATAGGGTTTATTATCACCTGAAGTTAAGTAACAATTTTGGTCCAAAGATATTAGAGCCGCTAGGGTATATGCCTATAGATATAGTTTACGGTAAGGAGATTGATTATGTTTAATGGTCCAGGTGATATGTTTAAAGGAATGGCTTCGGGATATTTTGCATCGAAAACTTTAAACGATATTATTCAAAAGGATTTAGCAAAAAAAATCTTAGCCCAAAACAAGGCAAACATAGCTTATGAAAATAAGCTTGGTGTTAAAACTGCTAAGATTAAAAACAAACAAACACTACAAAAAAAGAAGTCTATTATCGGTGGTGATTTTGATTTAAACGGATTACTCGGTAGCGCATCTGGCATCGGGCAAGCCACAAAAACCCTTTTAGGGTTATAAGGGAGAACGGATATTATGGGAGTAGCAGCAGCGCCAGTAATAGCAGCAATGGTAGTGGGTGGAGCCACAACTCTATATGCAAGTAGTGAACAGTCTAGGCAGGCAAGAATGGCCAGGGATCAGCAAAAAGACATGGTTAAAGATCAAAAGAAAGAGTTGGCTAAAAGAGAGCAAGAAGAAAAAGCAACTGCCATAAGAAATTCACAAAGAGCCAGTAAACAAGCTAAGGCTGCGATGAGTGGTGGAAAGCAATCAACTATTCTTACTTCACCACTAGGAATCATAGGAAGTTCTGAAGAACGGGCTAAAAAGTCTATTCTAGGCGCTTAAAAAATTATATGAGTGATACAGGAAATCCTATTTATACAAAGAGAAGAAACTTTGATGTTTTAAGATCACAGTTAGAAAATGAATACTCGTCTTTTAAATCTCATCACAGAGAATTGAGTAGATTTATTCTACCAAGAAGAACGCGTTTTGAGATTACAGATGTAAACAAAGGTGACAAAAGAAATCAAGATATTATTGATTCAACTGCAACACTAGCGGTTAGAACCTTGAGAAGTGGAATGATGAGTGGCGTGACAAGCCCAGCGCGTCCATGGTTTAGATTAACTACACCTTATCCAGAACTAAATGAAGTAGCATCAGTTAAGTATTGGCTACACATGGTTCACCAGATAATGAATACAACTTTTTTGCGTAGTAATTTATATAATATACTACCGATTGTTTATGGTGACATTGGAGTATTTGGAACAGCTGCGCTTTACATAGAAGAAGACGTAGATAATGTAATGCATTTTCATTCATTTCCTATTGGAAGTTTTTATGTTTCTAAGGATAACAAGGGTAAGGTTAATACTTTTTTAAGAGAATTCAGAATGACTATTAGGCAACTTGTAGATATGTTTGCTGTAAAAGATCCAAAGACTAATACAATCGACTGGAGTAATTTCTCTACATATATTCAGAATGCATGGGACCAAGGGTTTTATGAAACATGGGTAGATGTAGTTCATGTTATTAAGCCGAATGATAAATACAATCCTAAAAAGCCACTTGATCCAAAGGCTAAGAAATACGTTAGTTGTTATTACGAGCGTGGCACTTACGGAGCTGGTGGTAATCAACTTATTGGAGCTGATTTAGATAAGTACTTAAGAGAGTCTGGCTATGATTATTTTCCAGTGTTGTGTCCTAGATGGGAAGTAACTGGAGAAGATGTTTATGGTACTGAGTGCCCTGGAATGGTTGCTCTTGGTGACATTAAGCAGTTGCAAACAGGTGAGAAAAGAATAGCGCAAGGTGTGGATAAAATGCTTAATCCACCAATGCTAGCGCACTATTCATTACAGAATTCTGATACATCATTATTGCCTGGAGACGTGACTTTCGTAGACATGAACACCACTCCAAACGGATTTAGACCAGCTCATGAAGTTAACTTTAGAGTTGAGATGATGGAGAATAAGCAGGATCAGGTAAGAAGAAGAATTCAAAGAGCATTCTATGAAGATTTATTCTTGATGCTAGCTTCAATGGATAGAAGACAGATTACTGCTCGTGAGATTGAAGAGCGACATGAAGAAAAGCTATTGGCATTAGGACCAGTGTTAGAACAATTAAATCAAGACTTACTAGATCCCTTGATTGATATCGCATTTGATTTACATTTAAAGCAAGGATATTTTGAAGGGCTTCCTATACCAGAGGAATTACAGGGGACTCCTTTAAAGGTTGAGTACATTTCAATAATGCAACAGGCACAAAAACTTGTTGGCATTAGTAGTATTGAGAGATTTGTTGGATTTGTGGGGCAGGTTGCGCAAGGTGTACCAAGTGTGTTGGATAAAATAAACAGTGATCAGTTGGTAGATGTTTATGCTGACATTACGAGCATTCCTCCTGAGCTTGTTTTGAGTGATGATGAAGTGGCTGAATTGAGGGCCAATCGCGCAGCACAGGCACAGGCAGCTCAGCAGCAACAGAACATTCAACAAGCGGCAATGACTGCAAAAGATTTATCACAAACAGACACGGGTAGCGATAACGCATTAACAAGAATGCTCGCTCAAGCAAATGCTGGGAGCTTAGTGTAATGGAAAAGGTTTTAGTTAAAAACGCTAGTGATAAAGTTCAAGTAGAAAAAGCTAGAAAAATTATCGGATCTAGAAGAGATAGGGAGATAGAAGAAATCAAACAAGTTCTATCTACTATTTCAGGTAGAAAAACATTGTGGCGTTATATGGAAAAGACTGGGGTATTTAGAACTAGTTTTTCCACAAGTGCTCATCAAATGGCATTCTTAGAAGGGCAGCGAAATATTGGTTTAATGATTTTAACTGATATCAAAGAAGCTGATCCAGATAAATATATAACAATGATGTTAGAGGCTAAGGAAGGAAATAGTAAGAAGTAATTTTTATGGAGCAACAAGTAATTGATAAAGAAGTCGTACAAGCTGGAATAATGTATGACAAAGATAAACCAGCAACAATAGAGGCTGTGGCTGAAAACGCAGCAAACACAAGTACGACAAATAATGTAGAGACTAAAGTAGATGGAGCAGAAGTACAGGATAGCAGCTCTAAGTCTACTGATGGAGAGACTAAAACAGCAGCAGAAACGACGGAGGGGGAAGTAAAATTAGATTTGAAAATCCCTGAAGGATCGCACCTGACTCAGGCGACTGTAGACGAGATTGTGTCTTTAGCAAAAGAACAAGGATTGTCTCAAGAAGTGGCTCAGAAGTTATTGGATCGCGAGGCTAATGTTTTAACTCAGTTTGTAGAGAAACAAAAAGAAATTTTCGAACAACAAGGCGATGAATGGTACAAAGAAGTTGAAGCACATCCAGTATTAGGAGGGGATAATTTAAAACAAACCTCTCTTTATGTTAAGAGTGCCTTTGATAAATTTGCACCTGAAGCGATGAGAGAGTTTTTTAAAGACTCTCCTTACCGCAATAATCCTGTGATGGTTGAGTTGTTCTATAACATCGGTAAGGCAATGGATAATGATAAACTAGTTTTATCTGGAGTGCAGGCTAGTCCTAGCGTTTCACCTGTTGACCTACTGTACGATAATACAAAAAAATAAATAGGAGATAAAATAAAATGGCAGCAATTGGCGCAAACATGCTCACACTAAAAGATTGGGCAAAAAGAATCGGACCAGATGGTAAAGTAGGTTTAATCGCTGAATTACTATCACAAACAAATGAAGTATTGACAGACATGATTTGGAATGAAGGTAACTTGCCAACAGGACATAGAACTGTAGTAAGAACTGGATTACCTGATACTTTCTGGAGATTACTAAACCAAGGTGTTCAACCTTCTAAATCTACAACTGCACAAGTTGATGAAGGTTGCGGAATGCTAGAAGCTTGGTCTGAAGTTGATAAAGACTTAGCTGAGCTTAATGGTGATGTTGGTGCATTTAGATTTTCTGAAGCTCAAAGTTTCATTGAGTCTATGAACCAAGAAATGGCATCTACTCTTTTCTATGGAAACAGTTCTACTGCTCCAGAAGAATTCAATGGATTAGCTGTTCGCTACTCATCTTTATCTGCAAGCAATGCTCAAAACATTGTTTCTGGTAGTGGTGCAGGATCAGACAACTCATCTATTTGGTTAGTATGCTGGGGACCACAAACTGTTCACGGTATTTTCCCAAAAGGATCTAAGGCTGGTCTTGTTCATGAAGACTTGGGTCTAGAAACTGTTGAGACTACTGCTGGAGTAGCTGGCTCTCGTATGCGCGCATACAGAGAACATTTCCAATGGAAGTGTGGACTTGCTCTTCGCGACTGGAGATACGTAGTACGTATTCCTAACATCGACATTTCTAACTTAGTAGCTAAATCATCTGCTGCCGATTTAATCGAGTTGATGATTAAAGCACTATACAGAATTCCAAATCCTAAAATGGGCAAATGCGTATTCTATATGAACAGAACCTGTATGCAGATGTTAGACATCCAAAGACGAGACGATGTAATCACTGGCGGTGGCTTGGCTTACGACGTTGTTGATGGAGTTATGCAATACACTTTCCGTGGCATTCCAGTAAGATTGTGTGATGCTCTTACACAAACTGAAGCAGTAGTATCTTAATTAAGAGAAAGATAAAGGAGAAATAAAATGATTTTAGACGCACAAAATTTATTTAGTGACGCGCAAGCAATTACAGCGACTGCTGTTTCAACAAATGCAATCGACTTAGATGCAGCAAATATTGATTTAGGAAGTGGAGAGAACCTTTATGTTCATTTGAATGTAGACGTTGCTTTCACTGACAGTGGATCAGATTCTACAGTGACTGTTACTTTAGTAACTGATGACAACGCGGCGTTGTCTTCTGCTACTGCAGTACAGACTCTTGGAACTTTTGCAGCATTAACTGCTGCTGGAACCAAGATCATTGCAAGAATTCAGCCCAACTTAACATTGGAACAATTTGTAGGTTTAAACTACACATTAGCCAATGGAAACTTGACAACTGGATCTATTACAGCTGCATTGGTTCTAGATGCCGACACATACAAGTCGTATGCTGATGGCATAACAATTAGCTAAGGAGATTTATTTTTATGAGAGTCAAGGCATTATTAACTGGGTATTACGATAATAAAAGACGAAAAGCTGGAACTGAATTTGAGCTTAAAGAGTTCAAAGGATTTTTGGCTGATGGGAGCGGAAAGCCTACAATCCCACATGTTTTTAGTATCGAAGAACAGTTCTCCAGCAAATGGATGCTTAATCTAGATCCCATGCCTATAAAAAAAGATGTAAGTCTTAATGATAGTTCCCCCGAACTAAAACAAAACTTACAAAAAAAGGTAGCGACTAGTAATAAGCAATCAACCGTAAAGAGATCTGCTCCAAAGGTTAATATTGACAATGATTCTTTAGAAGAAATCTAACCGTGTTCCTTACGGTGTATAGTGAAAATCTATACACCGTAAGAACTTTTTAAATGGAATATGAGGGAAATAATTTAAATGGCAAACAATTTATCTAAAGCAGTAGATGATGTTAAATCATTTGCTAGTAAACTAACTGGAGTATTAGAGCTTGCTAAGATTTTGGAAGAAATCGGTAACGTTGATAATGCTATAAAAAAAGTTAATAAAGAAATAGACGATGCTAATAATGAGAAAAAAGGCATTGATAAAAGTATTCAAGAATCAAAAGCAGAGCTACTTAAAGTAAAAGAAGAGCAAAATAATGTGATTAAAAGCAGTAATGATTATGCGAAAAAAATTATTGATGAAGCTAAAGCACACGCTCAACAGGTAACTGAAAAATCTGACTTCAATAAAGATTTAATTAACAAACAGATTTCAACTGCTACTCAGGTATTAGCTGGTGTTCATTCTGAAATTGAAGAAGCCAAAAAAGAATTGGCTGGGTTTCAAAAAGAAGTTGCGCTAATTAAAAGTAAATTTAGTTCTTTGTAATAGCTCTAGGGTGAGGGTAAAAAAAATATGTCTTACAATGGTAAGGATGTTCACATTTATAAAACAGGGACTCCTGTTAGTGATAGTAATCGACTGCCTGTAGAGGCGTCTATTAGTGGTGGAACTTTGGTTACAGAAGAATTTGATTACATTGCCGCCACCTATCCTACCGCTACCTCTGAAGTATTTACTTACAAAACTGGTGGTGCTGGTGGAACAACTGTAGCTACTGTAACGATTGTTTATACTACTGCTGCTAAAGAGTTTATATCTACGGTAACGAGGTCTTAAGTGGGATTCAAATTTAACCCACTTACTTCTCAGCTCGACTTAACTGGAAGCGGTGGGGCTGGTGCATTTGCTGCACTAACTGATTTAACAGACTGTGATGTAACTGGAGTTGTTGACTTAAGATCTGATACTGCTTTTGAAGTTGGGTATGATGACGGAGCTGGAAGTATAGTATTGCTTTCAACAGGCATCGATGGGTTTAATAATAATCATGGATTACCTGACGGCTCCTATGTAGAGATGCGTGGTGATGCCTCTGATACTGAGAAAATATTAGCACTCAACGTGCAAGATGCAGGTGGAACTAACATAGCTGATTTGTCAGTTATTGTTGATGCCAATGGTGTAGCAAGAATACAGTCAAGAGGTGTTAGTGACTACCCATGTGAAACATATAATGGCGCTGGAACTACAGAATTAGTTTACGCAAAAACAGTTCACTTATTTACTGGCACTGCACCAAGTGGGAACGTAATTATTAATAAAGCTAAGTCAGGTGATGTTCTTTATATTAAGAACGATACGGCTAGCTCAATTACTTTTATTCAAAACAGTACTGAAACTTTTAATGGAGCTACAACTTTTGTTTTAACTACTGGCAAGGTAGCTACATTTATTCAATCAGGTGCTAACGGAATTTACGGAGTCGTTTCAAATAAAGATTTAACAGGTGGAGTAACAACTGTTGGAACAGTGGCTACTGTTGTTACTAATGCCAACTTAACAGGTGATGTAACAAGTGTTGGCAATGCTACAACTCTAGGAAGTAATTTTAAAATAGATAACAAAGGATTAAATATAGACGGTGGTGGTAGTGCAATTACTACTGGAATAAAAGGCGATTTATATTTCCCGTTCGCTTGTACGATAAACTCAGTTACAATGCTTGCCGATCAAACTGGAAGTATTGTCGTAGATATTTGGAAAGATACTTATGCGAATTATCCGCCTACTGTTGCTGATACAATTGTTGCTGCTGCTAAACCAACAATAACAACTGCAACAAAATCAACTGATGCGACTTTAACTGGCTGGACTACTTCTATTGCGGCTGGTGACACGTTGAGATTTAATGTTGATTCTGTAACGAGTATTACTCGATTACATTTATCACTGAAAGTGACGAAAACATAATGGCTGTATTAATCAGCATTGCCACTGGCAACTTCACAGCAGCAGGAACTTGGGCTGTTGCTGATACCACCTCTGCCTCAAACAGTTCTGCAAACAACACTGCATTAACTACGAGCTATGTTGCTTCATCTACGTTTACCCCAGGCATAATAACCATAGATGCAATCTTGGTTCGTGTTGCTTCTCGTGCGTCTTCGCCCACTGGAACAATGAGTGTTGAACTTTATAACTCTACAGGTGCTGCAAGTGTGGCTGGCACCGAGGTAACTATCAACGTATCTGATATTGTTGAAGGTACATCTGTTGCAAACGGTGGATGTAGCTGGGTATGTTTAAAATTTGCCGCTCCTGTTACACTACTTGCTGCCACTGCATATAGTGTGAGAGCAAAAACTTCTAGCTCGTCTCAAGTAAACCTGTATAGAAACGCGACTTCAAACAACTGGACTCGTTATTTAAGAACAACAACAACTGGCGCTCCTGCTGCATCTGACAATATGATTGTCATAGGCGAATGGACTGCTGCTGCAACGTCTACCACATTTACGGTTACGCTTGATAATACAGCAACAACTACGTTTGGTTTCTTTTACTCTTGCTTAAAAGGTATTGCTACGTGTGGAACAGCAGCATCTACTAATTATTATTTAAAACATGGAACACTTGCAGTATTTGCAGGGGGGACACTAACATCTGCTGCTTTACCGTCTACATCTACGTTTACTATAGATTGCGCATCAACAACTGCTGCTGAGTTTGGATTAAATTTATTCGGAACTACTTCTTTAGTTGGGCCAGCTAAGTCAAATTGGAAATCAAACATGACAGTAAATAAAGTAGCAGGAAATACTGTCATCACTGTTGCCGATACTACTGGTTGGGCTGTAGGCGATCAACTTGCTTTTCCGTCAACTACAAGAACAGCTTCACAAAGTGAGAAAAAAACTATTCTAACAGTAGATAGTGCGACTCAGGTTACGCTTTCTGCAGGATTAACAAACGATCACCTTGGAACCTCACCAACAGTTTGTGAAGTAATGAACTTAACTCGTAATATTATTATAAGGGGAACTTCTGCAACAAATACTGGTTTCGTTGCAGCAAGAACTACTGGTGCTAATACTTTTGAAAACGTAGAGTTCCATTCCTTAGGTAGCTCAGGTGTTGTAGCTATCGACGTACAAACCACAACTGGAACCTTTTCTATGGATGGATGTATTCTTAGAGATTGCACAAACGCCACAACAACTGGAATAAGTGTTACAGCCACAAGTGGCTCTAATGTTAGTTTTTTAGATGTTGGTGTTTATTCCGTTACAAGCGTAGGGTTAAACATAGTAGCTACCTCTGGAGTGAATAATTTTGAAAACATATATTGTATCGGTTGTGGTGGTGGTGGGATTGTCACTGCTGACTGTGGATCTGTTTATGATGGATTAAAGGCGGCTGGTAATACTGGTAACGGAATTTATTTTAACGAATCTGGTGGTGGAACTTTTACAACTTGCCAAAATATTGAGTCACATAGTAACTCTTCTCTTGGTATACGCTGGATAAACTGTAACATAGGCACATTGTCTACTTTAAATATTTGGAGAAATGGTAGCAGTGGTTTGTCACTTCAGAGTCTTGTTGGAACTCCTAATTTAATATTTGATACCCTAACAGCCTTTGGAAATGGTGGAGAAAATATTTCATTAGTAAGTACAGGTATTGTGTCTGGCAGTGTTGTTTTTAAAAACCTAACTTTAAATGGTGGAACTACGTTAGTAACGAGTGTAGGTATTGCTGTCGCTGATAACTTTGCATCTTACTACATAGAGGATAGTTCCTTTGGAGCAACAACTGCGCACACAAGCGGAGATATAAATGCTTCTTCTAGCTGTGGTTGTAATTTATATTGCTACAATACTACTCTTTCTAGTTCTACAGAAATCCTTAACCAAACTAATATAGGTAAAACTTATGGGAATGTCGGCATAGTATCCGTAAAACATGATGGTGTAGCAGGAGCACAGAAATCTTGGAGTCGCCTTGGAACTATCTCTAGCGACACAACTATTTACAACACAGCCTCTCCTTCAATAAGACTTGCTCCACTAAGCGCATCTTTAAAATTACCTTCTGCGTATAGAGTTATTCCTGTTAAAAGTGGCGAGACTGTAACGGTAACTGTTTATGTTCGTAAGTCTTATACTGTTTCTGGTGACTCTGCGACTTACAATGGAAATCAACCAAGGTTAATGCTTCGTAAAAATTTAGAAACTGGTATTACTGCTGATACGGTTCTTGATACTATGACTGCTGCTGTTGGTAGCTGGGAAGCTTTAACGGCTACTACTGCCAGTGCATCTGCTGATGGAGCTTTTGAATTTTTTGTAGACTGCGATGGAACTACTGGTTGGGTAAACGTAGATGATTTCACAACTACCTATGTCTTAGATTCTAGTGGTATGAATTACTGGAACTATGGGCGACCTGCTGTCGATGGGCCAGACCCAGAAGACGGTGCAGGTGGTGGTGGTGGTAGTGGTGGAAGCTGGACGTTTTAATTATGATTTATTAAAAAAGAATGGAGGGATTAAAAATGAAGAAAAAAGCAAAAGTTAAAAAACCAAAAGTTAAAAAACCAATAGCTAAGGGAAAAGCAAAAAAAGGTAAGTATTAATAGGAGAAAACAATGGCCAGTTCAAAAACAGAAATTTGCAACATAGCACTTTCACATTTAGGTATAGCTAAAGAAGTAGCTAACATTGATACCGAGTCTTCGGCTGAAGCCAGTGCGTGTCGTAGGTTTTATGAAATGGCAAGAGATGAAACACTACGTGATTTTAACTGGCCATTTGCTACTAAATTTGCAGCTCTTGCGTTAGTTGAAGAAGACCCTACCGATGAGTGGAGTTTTAGCTATCGATATCCAACAGACTGCTTAAAGGTAAGAAGAGTGTTGTCTGGATTAAGAAATGATAATCGTCAAAGTAGAGTTCCTTATAAAGTAGGAAGAGACGATACAGGAATATTACTTTACTGTGATATTGAAGATGCAGAAATGGAATACACTGCTGTTACAAGTGGAGTAACTTTTTATCCAGTAGATTATGTAACAGCATTATCATATAGAATAGCTTAT